TATATATATACTGATCGGCGGCTCAACTGTGGGTGGTATGGGGTATGTCGTTAGCAAAATATAGACAAGCTCTAGACAAGATCATCTATTCCCAAATACTTCCGATAACGTTTAATTATCGGAAATATATTATTGGTTGTATTACTGATAATAGTGTTGCATTAATATCACAGTGTTGCATATCCGTCACAAATACACACAATGTAATTGATCGCAATGTATTAATAAATAGGAAGTTTTAACACTATCTAATTTATAACTTAATCACACAATTAATAGTTTTGTTTCATCTATTGTTTTTAATTGGTTGCTTTTAAATTCCTAAAATACAATCTAACAGTTAGCTGTTGATAAACTGGTCCAATGTCCAGGAACATTTCTTTTCTATTATTAATCTTTTCTATTTGTCTTATTTTTCTTTTTAGCGATTTTCCTACACTAAAAAATAAAACATAATAAATTCAATAACTTAATATTTTTATCTATTTTTACTATTTACATTAATATTATTATAGCCTATATGGTTATTAAACAACAATGAAAGGTAAATACAATGATCAAGTACGTAATACATGCTAAAAAGTGGAGAGATAAATTAAATGGAAATACTTATCACTCCGTTAGAATATTAAACACTCAAAACAATGCTTTGATTGCAGCTCCTTATCAATACGGATATGGAGATCAATTTATGCAATCTGCTCATGAAGTTATGAGTAAAACTGGTTGGGTTAAAGATAAATTTACTCCAGATGATTATTTACAAACTCATATTGTAATTGAAAACAACTGTAAAAAATCAGAAGTTTTGAAATGGGGAAATGCTAATTAATTAACTATTTACAAAATGGTTATTTAATATATAAATATAAATATAACAACTGAAAGGGTTATAAAATGATAGTAGACATAAAAACAGACGTAAAAGTTTTAAAAAATGCAATAAAACTTTTAAACAAAAAATATAAAAGGTTATCGTTAACTTTATATAATGCTCCAAATAATACAAATGCAATTGACTATTCAAATTGTAGACTTGGAGGATCTAAAAATGAAATACAATTTTTAATTAATTACATAAACTGCAAAGGTTATGACGTTGATTTAAAAATTGTTCAGGAGGCTGCATAATGGAATATAAAGGATCTGGTATATATAGCACAGAAGATTTTGTTTTTATATCTGATTGTGATATTGCACCTGAAAATCTTGAAGAAGGTACTTGCTTTATTGCTGATAAATTTGATTGGCAAGAATTATTACAAAATAGTGAGTGTGAAATATGACATCAATACAACAGTTGCAGGAACATATAAAAAGATTGAACGATGAAAAACTTTTAAATCAATATGATCTTTATAATTCGTATCAAATAAAAGACATAAAAGAAGTTATATATCAGCGTTTAGTTGAGTGTGAATTAGACAACAGAAGGTTATTAACTCATAAAATAATAGAAGATAATTACGAAATGGAGCATGCCTAATGACAACATTTTACTATATCCTGGCTTTGTTTTTAGGAGCTATCAATATGATTGGTATAATTTCAATCATGTATATAATGATTAACTAATGATTGAATTACTTTCAGGCTATAACATTTACGAAGTTATATTTATTGTCTTGGCTTTGTTTTTTGTTATGGCTTGGAAATATAATTAAAAATTATATTTCAATTTATCTTGGAAGTTTAGATAATTACTGTTCTATAATTTCTTTTTTTTCTTCTTTAATATTTTCGTATTGAGTATATTTCTGCTCAAGTTCTGGACTATCAAGCCAACTCACAACAATATTATTAGTTGTGTTTTTATTTAAAGTTAAATCTTTTTTATCTGAATATAGATCTGAAGTTTTTCCTGCAATCCATTGAATAAACTTTGTTTTTTCTCTTATCCAAGAAATCAAATTAGGATCTAAAGTGTCTTGGTTTATATCGGCTTGGTAAATATCTAAAAGTTTATCTACTATATTCTGGACCCCAATTTTTCTGGCTTCCTCAATCTTGGCTTTGATTTCTTTGTTTCCCTCTTGATTCAAGAATTGATAAAACTTGATCAAGCTGATCGGTAATGTCCCTGCCTTCCTTATACTTGCTAGAGTTTTGCCTTCGCTTAATTGCTCTAATACTGTATTTAGAACTGTATCTTCCAAGGTTATCAACTCTTGGCTTGACTTGGCTTTGATAATATTGTCTGACATATTCAATAGGCTTATCTCTAAATTGTTTTAAACTTGCAAGGCTTTTAATCTTTTTCTCATCTGTATATCCTGGCTTGTTATAACCTCCTCTATTTGTTCTGTCCCTAAATCCATAGAAGTTTGTATTTTGTCCACCATGAAATCTGCATTTATAAATCTGAAATCCATGCTTGTTAAAACTATTGGTTGGAAATCCTTTTGCCTGACATGGCTTTCCAGATAGCTTTGACATACCTGAACAGAAGATCTTTTTAGATTTAAAACCTGCCATTAGACTTGTCTAATTTCTACAATGGAATGCAATGGAATTGTAGCCATAACATTAAAATTTATTCTTCTTCATTTCCCATGGTTTGATACCATTTCGTTTGTTGTATTCTACCTTTGCTTTATAAGCTGCTGATCTGTTCTTGGCATTGGCTCTCATCGCAGCAGTTAATCTTTGATCCAGTATATTTTTTGGCACAGCTCTTGCATCACGAGCCAACTGTTCTTGGTACTCAATGGCTTTTTGTACGTAGTGAGGATGATATGAAATACATTCTTTTAATTCTCGCAGGGGTAGAGTAGCCAATTCAATAATCTTACTTTGTTTATCTAAAGAAGTATTATTAACTATATCATCTATTTTATTTATTAACTTTGTATTGGTTATATTAGATGGATAGTTAGATGGTATATTAGATGGTTCTATTAATACCTTTCCATTAGATACATTGATGTTTCTATTAGATACATCTATGTATCCATTAGATACATCTATGTTTCTATTAGATACATCTCGTTTAACGTCATTAATCATAAAAATAGGGTTAATTACATATAGATTAGTTGATCTTAGGCGTTTCTTTATAAGCATTTTATTCTTAATCATTAGGTTTATGCAACGATATATCGTCAAGCGGCTGACGCCAAGCATGTCTGCCATAAGAACAAGACGTGGGTGGCATTTACCAGTATTCTTATCTGCAAAGCGTAAAAGCACTGCGAGAACGGCAAAACACTGCAACTTCTTACCCTCTGGCAAGCCTAAATAACTAGGATGCTCAAACAAAGACACAGGTATTCTAATATGTGGTGTGTATTTAGCCATGATTTACCTTATATTTACACACTTTATCATGCTCAATCTGTAGTTTAAGCATTTCGTAGTACCATTCCTCCTCTAAAATAGGGTTTAAATCGCTTTTAAAGGGGTATAGACGCTGAACTTTGAACTCTAGGCTATCCGAGCTAGGTATAGGCTTATAGTACAGCAAAAAACAGGGTATATTTAAGCCTTTGGCTATGTATTCTACAACTGTGGTATATTTCTTGTAATTTCTACCAGTATCATAGACAGTTTCAATAACTGCAAGTGGTTTCCAGCAAGGTTTATTAATACAAATAGGAACTGAATCAATATCTATATAAGCAATATCTTGGCATTTATTTCTATGCCATTCAGAATAGAAATCTCCAAATCCACCTACAAAATAGTTATACCTAGCCATCAGTTTACAAAATAATTATATCTTGCCATTATTCTTTTGTTTTGTAATAAAAACTATCGTCATCTGAAGTACTCCAACTATCTGTTTCAACACTTGGATAATCCATATTAGTTTTATAATCTGGTATATGATCTTTGACTGTAAAATTTGGTAGATTAAATAATATTTTATTGTTTGGCATAAGTGCATAATTGCCTTGCCACTCATCTTCTCTATTTAATTCTAAAATATGATGATGCTTATGTTCTGCACTTACTTCACTGTAAGTTATGTTTAATAAATTCATATCTGGTTGAGCATAATCAATACTAAATAAATAATTAGCTCTATGTAATTTATTAAAACGATCAATAAATTTACATTGTGATGTGGCTAGTGCATTGTACTCAATAACGTTAGCATAATAAGATAAGCAATCCCAATAAACTAATTGCTTTAATTCTAAATCAATAACATCTTTTCTTTTATACTGATCAGAAAAAAAAGCGGTAATGGGTAGCCTTGCATAGTTAGCACCATTTGGAAGCATGATATTAAACAATGGTGTTCTACCCTCTAAGGTAGTTATGCTATGAATAAGACAAACTTCTTCTTCGCCAATATGTTTTTCTTTATTGTATAAATATTCCAATCTAACTTTGGCTTTCCATACAGGTATATTGTGATTAAGAAATGACATTAGTTATTAGATTTAATTTGATCTTTTAATTTAGATTTTAATTCTTTAATTTCTTGCTCAAGATCTTTAATTCTTTCTTCAAGATAATCAGCATAGTTTCTTAACTTATAGATTATAACTTCAAGATCATGCGATCCTCTATTATTAAAATCAATCATTGTTCTTAGCTCTTTCTTGCATCAATTGAATATTAAGAACTTGTATCTCTTCGTTTAATCTATCTATTTCTTTTTTAAGAATTAAGATTTTTTCGTCATACATTTCTATGACATCTTCTACTTCCAATTGTTTATCTAACATATTAGCCTTTCAGTTTGTTAAATATTAATCTCCAAAACCAAGATCTTAAAATAGATACAACAGTAAATATTAATGCAATCTTAATTCCAACTAAAATAGTAGGATATAGATTGAACATTGGAAAAATAAATATCTGTATTAATAATGCTAATACAAATCCACTTCCAACATCAATCATAGACTCTACTAAACTCCGCACATTCCCTCGCATTCGTTATTAAACATATCAGGTTGATCTGTTTTAATATCAAAGTTTACCTCATCCAAAGGAATACATTTTCTGTGTGTAAATAATTCATCATCTTGTTTTCTTGATCCTCTTCTAATTTTTTTATCAAACTCAACAGCATCCGCAAACTCTTCTGGTCTATTGTGTTTCATAAAGTACCAATACTTATCATCATGGAATGGACAACATATACAAGCTGATTTCTCAGGTAATGGAAAAGCATTTTCACTCATCCATTTAAGACAATCTTTTCTACTCATCTTCAGATCAATTAATGGATGTACATTGTTAATATATTTATCTCTAGCTGGTTTCATTCTACTAATTTCATCAGTAGATATACCTATCCATTGATCAACATATTTATCTTTAGGAAAATGTTTTCCATAATTTATGTTGCAAAGTTCTCTAATCTTTTTTCTTATTGGTTGTATTTTATAATCATTAGTACACTGACGCATAACCATACCCTTTTTACCAGTGATACTGTTCTTTGTATAAAATGGAGCTACTAAAAATCTAGTACCATTTGATATAGAGTTTAACATGTCATCTTTAATATTACCTTTTTCAACAGTATAAACTGGAAATGGTAATTGAGTTTTAATCCACTCTAAATATTCATAAACTTTCTTTGGCTCATACCCTGTGTCTGCAAAGATAGCACAATCAACTTTTGGCAGCACACCTTTAGCTGACATCAATGCCATGGTAGATGATTGAACTCCAACTCCTAAAGATATAACAGTTAAAACTTTTGATCGTTCCATTTAGTTCTCCAATTTTTTAATAGATAAAATTACGCCACGAGGAATAACCACAGCATCTCCAACATCTAATGTTGAGTCTAAATTAAAACTATATGTAGCAAATGTTTTAACCCAATCTTTATTCTCTTCATAAAGATAACCAATAGTTGTGCATGTAGCAGGAATTAAATCTTTTAGATCCTCTTCTGTATTCCATGCGTTGTCGCAACTGTTTATATCCAGCCAACTTATAATAACTTTATCAAAGTTTATGGGTTTCATACCACTCCTCATAAAAGCTATTAGGTTGAACTCCTGTCTTTTCTGTTATTACTTTCATAAATCTAGGATGAGGTATTCTCTCTGACTTTAAATACCTAATCACAGATACAATAGGATTCTTACCTGTTAATCCTATTAACTTTGCAAGATCTTTGTTGCTAAGTTTATGCTTTTCTTTGTACTCGTTTAGTGTCATTTCTTTTTCCTTTTGTTTCCAAAAGCATCAAACATTCTATGATACTTTTTAAGTAGTCGTTTTATTTGTTGATTGTATTTCATTTATATCCTTTCGTTAAATTAATAATAACCATAAAAGTTATTAACAGTCAATCTTTATTTTGCATTGACTTAAATTAATAATATATGTATTGGTTATCTAAACAATGAAAGGTTTAAAATGGTTATTGATTTAACAAAGAATAATTCTACTGCGTCTATAAAAAATATAGATGAAGATATTGCTTTGCAATATTATAAAAAATTAAATTTAGATCACAGCTCACCATCTCAGGAAGCATTAACAGATAGCGATTGGTTAGTTAGATACTGCCACTTCACACAAGAGGATCGTAGATTAATGAACATCTCTTATCGTATGACTGCTGGTGTATCTATTGGTAGAGCTTCGCAGCGATATGTTTCTAAGTATATGTATGATGCTGAGAAAAAAATATTAAATGAAAAGAAATCTTTAGATCAAATCATAGATGAAGAATTAAAAGAGTATGAAAAATATCAGGCACACAACGAAGCAGATAAAGAACAGCACGAAGATACTAAAAATTATTTAGTTGATATGATTAAGATAACAGTGAAAGCTGTTAATGACATTGGCTTAGGTGAAGAGTCTGCCAGCGAAAGATATTGCTCACATAAATTTAAAGAATTAGTTTTACCAAAGATAGGTAGAATTGATTACGAAGATTCTAAAAATAAATTTATTGAATTAAAAACAAAGCATAGATCAAAAAGAAAATCAGATACCAAAGCTGGCTTCAGTTGGGTTAAAGGTTATTTACCTAAGACACCAGACATCAACCATTTAAAACAATGTGCTTTCTATTGGCATAGTACAAAGAAAACTCCTCATCTATTGTACGTTAATCAAGACAGCTACAATGTATTTACTCCTGATAACTGTGAATTACTTACGCCTGAGTATATGGAATTTTTAATTCAACAAGATTTAATTAAAGCAAAGATCAGACAGAACTTAGTTTATATTTGTAAAGGTAATCCTTATGAGATGGCTAAGTTAATTGCACCACCAGATTTTTCTGGTTTCATGTGGAAAGATATTCAAGAAGAGTATGTACGTAAGGCAGCTAGTCTATGGGACAATGTGTAGAGTTATGGATATAAATTATTATCACAAACAACATGAAAAGATTAGACAACAATTTAGACATGATGCTATAATGCGTGAGATAAAAAAACGAGAGGATAAATTATTTAAAGATATGTTTATTAAAATATTTTTAATAATAACAATATTTATATTGTTAGTTTATTTAATTGCTAAATGAAAATTATACTCACAATAATTCTTATGAATGGTTATAGTCATTCATACGAATATAAAGTAGATAATATTGATCCTCGTTTGTGTGATGCTTTATTTAATAAGCATACTTATGTACACACAAGTAGGTTCAGTACAGCAAGAAACAAGACAGGTATATACTACAAGTCTAAGGAAGTGTTTGCATATACTTGCAATTATAAAACAATATAGAGGAAACAATGAAAGACAAAATAAAAATGGTTAATGATTTATGTGCAGCCAATGGCACATACTTAAATCAACATGGTAAGAAAACAATATCAGCTTGGAGCAAAGTAAAATATTTTAGAGAAGTATTTGGCACTGAGTTTGGTATCAACTGCGTAATACAAGAACACTCTGATCGTTATGTTATAATGAAATGTATTATAACTAAATCAGATCCTGAACATATTGTAGCAACAGGTTACTCTAAACAATACAGAGATAAACCAGGCTACTTAGAGATTGCTGAAACATTTGCAATCACACGAGCTTTATCATTCTTTGGAATTTGCTTGGAAGATTTAACAAGCAAAGAAGAGTATGAGGATTTAGAGATCCCAGTACAACCTATGAATGGAAAGAGTATTGGACCAGAAAGTTCTGATACTAATACAATAAATGAACTGATGAAGAAGGTACATTATGCACCGCATACAGCAAAGTTAGATTTTCTGTGGCGTGCTAATAAAGATCTTCTAAATCAAATAAAAATAAAAGATCAATCCACTTACAATTCTATTTTAAATAAATTTAATAGTAAGCGTGATGAGATCACAACTCAAAATGAGGTATAGATGAACGAGCCGATCAAAGACAAGATATATTTAAATCTTGTCCCAAACCTAAACAAAAAACCAGGTGATAACCAACCAGTATTAGTAGCACCTAATTCTCCAAAAGCCCCAGAGGGAAAGAATTGGAAAATGAACGTGAATATTGGTGGATCATGGTTTGATTTTTGCGGATTTGATGGAACAGATATTGATGGTAATCCAACAGGTGGATACACAATTATCTTAACCAAGAAAGATGCCGCACAAGCAACAGCAGGAGCAAACAAACAACCTGGATTTAAAGCTGGTGGTTTTCAAAAGAAGCCATTTACAAGCGGAAAATCTTTTGGTAATCGTCAGTACTAATAATAGGTAATACTATTATTAATTCTATCCCTAGGGTTTCATCAGGCAGTCATGCCTACCCTTTCGTTGTCCCTAGGGGTAGAGTAAAACAACAAAGGATATATATGACTAGCAAAGAAGACTTTATTGATATTGAAGAAAAAATTCAAAAGAGAATTATAAAAGAACGCCAAGAAGATTATGGTGATTACGAGGAAAACTTTGCCTTACTTGCCGAGCTTTTCTCTATCGTATTGTTTGATAAGATTAGAGTGGCACTAACCCCAGAAGATGTGGGACATATTATGATGTCGCTTAAACTGTATCGTTGCACCAAGAGATACAAAGCTGACAGCTATGATGATCTTTCTATCTACTGTAAGATGACAAAGAATCTAAGACATAATGGTATTGCCAAAAAGGATAAATAGTGGTAAAGGTTATTCGTAATAAGAACTGTGAGTGTTCTTTTGTATATACAGAAGAATTTGATAGTGCAGAGATCGCATCAGATCCAAGTGCCAAAGGTGTATTGATTGATGTTAGGATCAGCAGTATTAAAACAGTTTTTACAACGATTAAACAGAAGGAAGATTTAGTTGGACAAACTAAGGATTCGTCTGCAAAAGATGAGAGATCTACAGGAGCTTAGACATCAGAAAGCTCTGGAGTTCTTTCATAAGTATCAAAAAAATCTTAGTGATTCTAAGAGATTGATATTTAAAATTGAGCAGACAAAAGAAAAGATAATGGCTTAAACATTATCTAATTAAAAAACAACGAACAGTTGCAAACGCAACAGAGGGAGAGTCATGACGCCAAGAGAATTCAAAAAGGAAATTAAATTAAGATATACATTTAATAGTTTTGCAAACTTAGATGCCAGAGAAAGAAAGATTTATCGTACAGGTTTTAGAACTGGATATAAATTAGCAAGAGAGTATTTTAAATCTAACATCAGACACAAACAAATAGTTATTAAAGAAGTTATTAAGTATGTAACTATTAATGATGTGGTTGTACCTGAGAATGTTAAGAAGATGTTATCTATCGTAGCCAATCAACTTGGAATAGATGTTAATGAAATCTTAACAAAGACTAGAGTTCAGTCAGCTGTGATTGCAAGATCAATTCTTATAAATGTTTTAAGAGATAAATACTCTATGCCATTTACAAAGATTGGAGTTATCCTTGGTAACAAAGATCATACTACTATGATGCACCATGTTAAGATGAAAATTAATAAGCAACATTTCTGGAAACCAGATCATATCATCTGGAGTAGATATAAGTATGTGATGGATAATGTTAAGTAACTACTTCTTAAATCCTGCTAATAAACTCTTATAAGACTTCTTAGATATAGTAGATTCAGATTTAGATCTTGATGTACCAGCTTCTTTACGCTTGTTAATATTATAATACAAACCTTTGCGAGCAGTCTTACCTTCTTTTGTTTTATGATATTTAGATTTATCCATATTACCT